ATTTTACTCTATTTCACATGCTACAGTGGTCAATGACTTCCTTGCTCCACGGGGCAAGCTGTGACAGATTCCGGTCGGTCATCGGAGTGTCCGGAAGGCGCTCCAGCAGATAGACCAGATATTTGTAAATATTCAGGTTGTTTGCCCTGGCCATCTCGACCATGGTATAAACGGTCGCACTGGCATCGGCTCCTTTCGGAGTGTCGCTGAAGAGCCAGTTCTTCCGGCCAACGGTAAAGGGGCGGATTGCATTCTCAGAAAGATTATTCGAAAAACTGCAGCGTCCATCTTCAAGATAGGTCATCAGGAAATCTTTCCGGTTCAGGGCATAGTTCACCGCACGCTCCAGCAGGGTCCCCTTTTTGGGGTTCTGGGCTGAAACCCATGCCAGGAAAGCCTCGATGATGGGCTTCTCCTTTTTCAGGCGGTATTCCTTTCGCGCCTCGAAGCTGTGCCCTTTTTCCCAGGAAATGCGTTCATGCTCGAAAAGACGGTTGCAGTACTGGACGCCCTGGGCGGCCGGATTGCTGTAGTCAAGTTCCTTTCCTTTCGGGATGGCTTCTACAAAGTAGCGCCGCAGGTGCGCCCAGCAACAGCATCTCCGGATATCCGGAAGGTCGTTGTAACCCTGGTATCCATCCGTTTGCAGGTAGCCGCTGAATCCGGCAAGGAATTCCGCCGCATTGTACCGGGCGCGTGTCTGGGTATATTTGTACAGGATGATGGTCGGTAGCCCGTCCTCACCACTGCGGTAGAGCCACATGAAAGAATCCGTCTCCGCATTCCGCCCGGGCTCCTTCAGCACCTGTACCCTGGTCTCGTCTGCCATCAGGAACTCCCGCTTCAGCAGTTCCCGGTGGAAGTAATCATACATCGGTGTGAAATAGTTCTTCGCACAGTAGATGACCCAGTTGGCAAGCGTTGCACGGTTGAAGAGGACGCCCATCTGGTTCCAGTCCTTTTCCTGGCGGTACAGCGGAACGGCGTTGGCATATTTCTGGTACATGACCCATGCCACGGCCGACGCGGATGCGTAGCTGTTCGGCATCAGTGCCTCCGGCACATGTGACTTGACGAACTGGATATTTCTCTCCATTGCCGGCTTCGTGGAGCAGACCGGACACCTGGCAGTTTCCCGGTAGTATCTTACGACTTTTCCACGGGCTGGCGTGAACTGGAATTCCTGGCGGACATACTCTTTCCCGATGACCTCCAGCGGGGTCCCGCAGTCTGGGCAGTTCTTCTGATCCTCGGACAACGGGATCACAACATCCTCTGTCGGGATGCCTTTGAAAAGCTCCTCACTGGTCCGTTTGGCTTTGCGTGTATGCTCCCTGACAACGACCGCATCCACAGCCGGTTCCTCCTGCAGACAGGCTTCCTGCTCCGCCTCATCAAAAAGGCTGAGCTGACCTTCCAGGTTTTTTGTTTTTTCACTGGATGTGCCAAAGAGCTTCTGTGTCAGGTAATCGATTTTTTCCTGGAGCGTTTCCATCTGCTCGTTGTTGGAATCGATTGTCTTCTGCAGGGATGCAATGAGTGCATTCTGGCTGCTGATCACCGTATTCAGTTGGCGGATGGTGTCCTTGTACTCCGTAAGTCTGGAGTCGGAAGAAGTCTTTGCCATGGGATTTCCTGCTCCTTTTCAAGTACCTTTATTATACTATAAACGTCACTTGAAAAGAAGCGGGAAACGTTGATTTTTCGCGCTTTTTTGGACTTTTTGCGAGCTCTGGATTCCTGTGTTCAGACGGCTGTCTTTCCGGTACTGTTATCCACACTTTCCGGAAGCCGGAATGCCTTGGGCTGCTCGATTTCGAGACCGGACATGAGCCAGTCGAACTGTTGCCATGAGAGGGACCGTACTTCTTCGGAATTCCTCGGCCAGCGGAAACGCCCCTGCGCCTCCATCCTTTTGTAAAGGAGCAGAAATCCGTCGCCTTCCCAGAGAAGGGCTTTCAGCCGGTCACACCGTTTCCCACAGAAAAGGTAAAGGGCACTCGTTCTCGGGTCCATGTGCAGCCTGTCCTGGACGATGGCGCACAGCCCGTCGATGGACCGCCTCATGTCGGTGTAGCCGCAGACGATGTAGATCTCATCTGCGACTGTGATGTCGCCTAGCATGACATCCCTTTCAGCAGACGGATGGTCTGTTCCAGGAGTACTGGATCTGTCCCGTTCGGAATACGGAGGGAGGCTCCTGACATGGTCAGCTCCATCGCGCTTGCTTCCCGGGCAGTGGGACATGGTGTCTCCCAGACAACCTCTGCGGAATGTACGGATAAATCCGGGTGTAAGCTTTCGGCTGGCTTATTAAATGAAATCTGGACGATTTCCTGCCGGTCAGGTCTACAGTGCCGGACCGCTGCCGGAATATCTGTGCAGCCACTTTTACGGAGCCGCTTCACCCAGTTATAAAAAGTCCCGGGCTTGATGCCGTGTTCCGTGCACCAATGGTAATCCGTCATTCCACTGGCACGGCACTCCATGATCAGACGGTATTGTTCCTCTGCGGGAACGGGATCTGCTCGCATGATTCTAACCTCCATGAGTATAGTGAAATGCTTGCTTCGCTGTCATCCCAGCAATAGGAATCGAGGGAAATGCTGGCATATCCTAGCTCCTATTTTGAGGTTAGACAGGGAGTGGGTCAATACGTTGGATTATTTTGCGCTTACATTTTATAAATCTTAACGGCATATGCAAATGGGTATATGTAACACGCAAATGGGCGTTTTCTTTTTGATTGCAGAAAGGAGCGTCCATTTTTCATGGCTTCGGTCGAGCTTATAAATACCATACAAGATTACGAAAATTACATATCGGCAAACGGAATTGATGAAGCTGCTATTGACGCATATACGAAAGCTGTTAGTGCCGCGTTTGGCGAAAAGGATATTGAATATGCTTTACAAGTGTCTGCTAGGGCAAAAGAGATTATCAATCAGTTTACCATTGAAAACGCTGGCGGCGATATATGGGCGTTAGAGAAATACTCGCAGGATAATCAAACCAATCCATATCAGCTTGTGAATCAATATTACGGAGTGTTGAAACAAGAGAGCCTTTATATATTCGAAAGTTTCATTCGGTATATGGAAAAAGATAGGCTATATAGCAAAAGATACTATCAGCCGAGAGAGAAAACTTTATCTGTTGTTTTGAACGACTTGCAGAAACTTGAAGATAACAGAAGTAAGTTTTACGGATTGTCGATGCCAAGTCGTGTCGGGAAGCTCCTGAGTGATGATACCCCGGTATTAACAACAAAAGGATGGAAAAAACACGGAGAACTATCTATTGGCGATTATGTATTCGGGTTAGATGGAACACCTAAGATGGTTACTCATGTTTTTAAAAAGAATGTGGCAAACAAAAGAGTATGGTTTACGGACAAAACATATATTGATTGCCATGAAAACCATGAATGGCTAGTTTATGATATTTCCAAGGGCAGAGAAGTCATACTTGAAACAAAAGATATGGCAGATTGTAAGAAACCAATTAAGAAAACTGGAAAAGATAGATGCAAATATAAATTACCTAAAGTTTGCGGACTTAAAACTTCAAATATTGATTTACCTATAATGCCATATACATTAGGAGTTTGGTTAGGTGACGGCACGAACAGACACGCTTATATCACTATTTGCGATACAGATTTAGCAATACTTAATTCTGTTATTGAGGATGGATATCCGCTTAGAAGAATTGATGGAAATAAAAACGGATGCAAATTATATGGGTTTGTAGGATTAAGGGAATGTTTACAGAAAGAGAATATGTGTTTTACAAACAAAACTTGTCAAAAACATATTCCGGAAATTTATTTGATTGCAAGTGAAGAACAGAGATTAGATTTGCTTGCAGGATTGATAGATTCTGACGGTTGCCTATCAAAAGATAAAAAACGGTTTACATATGTTACTACTGACGAAACGCTTAAAAACGATATTGTAAAACTTATATCTACGTTTGGATGGAAAGCGACAATGTCTGTTCAACAACCCAAAATTACAACAAGCGGAATACACGGAAGAAAACAAGTGTATTATATATCGTTTTATCCAACGCTTAAAATACCATGCAGAGTTGAACGGAAAGGCAATAATTGTGTATCAAAAGGGAGAATGATAGGGATTGAAAAAATAGAAGATATCGAACCAGTATCGGGTAATTGCATTTCGGTTGAAGGTGGCATATACAGAGTTGGAGAAACATTAAAACCTACCCATAACAGTACAATGTGCCTATTTTTTCTGACATGGATAGCTTTAAAAAGACCTAATAGCCACAGCGCGCTTGGTGGACACTCAGGCGTACTAGCCAAAGGTTTTTACAAAGAACTGATGAACCTTATCACAACGCCGGAATACACGTTTAAAGAATTGTTCGATTATTTCCATCCCGAATATGCAACGAAATCATTCCCAACAGATAAAAGCGCGGATGAATTTACAATTACTCTCGGAGACCCGGACAGATTTGCAACGATTACTTGTCGAGGAATTGACGGAACATGGACGGGTGCAGTTGATGTATCAAGTGATGGATATTTGTATGTAGACGATTTAGTGCGTGACCGTGAACATTCTCTTAGCCCTACTCGAATGGAGAATACGTTTCAAGAGTACCTAAACAAGATGGTTGACCGTAAAAACGACGGTGCAAGGGAATTGATGGTTGGTACGCTTTGGAACGTATTAGACCCATTGGAGCGTATCAGAAAGCAATATGAGGGCAATCCACAATACCGATTCCGAAAGATTCCTGCACTTGATGAAAACGATGAAAGTAATTTCGCGTATGAGATAAACGGATTCTCGACAGAGTATTACCGTGAAATGCGTTCTCGACTTGATAAGGCTGAATGGGAAGCTAAGTTTATGCAACGTCCGTTTGTTCGTGAGGGATTACTGTTTCCACCGGAAGAATTGCGGTATTTTGATGGGAACTACGATGAAGTAGACGAAGATAAACCACGGAAAATATGGGCGGTATGTGACCCGGCGTTTGGTGGCGCGGATAGTTTGTCAATGCCGATCGTGGCAGATTTTGGTGGTAAGAACAAATATGTTATCGGATGGGTGCATAAGCAAGGGACACAATCCGTAACTGTTCCACTTGTCGTTAGTGCGATAGACAAGTACTTTATCACGGAACTTCATATTGAACAGAACGCTGGCGGCAAGCTGATTACGGACAGCATTAAGGCAGAAATGAAAACAAGAGGTGTAAATCATTGTCGGATAGTTCCGTACTATGCGTCAACACGATTGCCGAAAGAGGAAAAAATCAAAGGTTACTCGGATTGGGTAAAAGAAAACCTTAGATTCATCATCCCGAACAAATATCTGAATAGTGAGGGTGAACTTACAAAAGAACGTGAGTTTATCCGAGACAAGTGTTATCAAGACGCAATGGACGAACTGGAAATGTATTCGGCAGAGGGTAAGAATCCGCACGATGACGCGCCGGATTCCATTACGCAACTTGCTGTGATTTGCGGGAAAGAAGAAACTAAAACAGTTATTATGAAAAGCCCGATATAAGGAGTGAGAATATGACGACAAAGGAATATTTAAGCCAAATTAGCAGGCTGGATAGAATGATAAAAAATAAGTTGTCTGAAATATCACAGCTAAGAGAAGTTGCGTTAAGCATATCTTCTGTGCAGAATGAGGAAAGAGTACAGTCTACGCCGAACTTTGACAAGATTGGGAACGCCTGCGCTAAGATTGACGAGATGGAAAGAAACCTCGACAAAATGATTGACGAATATTTGCAAAAGAAAAATACAATAATCTCACAGATTGACAGCATGGAGAATGAAATATATTATGACGTGTTGTTTTCCCGGTATATCGAGAAAAAGACGTTTGAAAAGATTGCTGCAGATATGAATTATTCGTTTCGGAACGTGACAAGGTTACATTGGAAAGCCTTAAATGAGTTCGAGAAAAAGTATGGGGAACAATACTTAAAGTTGTCCTAGAATGTCCCATATACATAGGTTTACAATGTAAGATGTAAAAAGACGGTGATTGAAAACAATATGAAACCCTCTCGTGAAAAGCATTATCTAATTTGGTTAGGTAGTGCTTTTCTTTTTGTGAAAATATGATGAATGAATTTGAAATGTTTGACAAGTCGGAAATAATCTACTGTCCACGATGTGGGCGACGCGTAGGTTTTTACGATGGGAAGTCAACAATAGATGTGATTGCGAATTGCAGAAAATGTAGGAAACGTGTTGTATACCACGTTGATACTGGGAAAGTAGAACTGAAAGAATTGCCAAAACGTAACTGTTCAAGCGGTTTGCAATTCAGATAGAGGTGTAGCGTATGAATCGCGGAAGAAAAGTTATTTATACGGATGTTCCGTATGTGACAAGTGAAAATATCATACCGATTTTGCAAAAAGCTATGCCGACATTTACGCAGAATGCCGCTGATTGTGATTATCTTTTGAAGTATGAAGCCGGGGAACAGCCGTTACAACGCAAGAAAGCAAAAGAGTATCGCAAGGATATTGACTTTGAGAATGTAGACAATGTGGCAAATGAGGTCACAGAGTTTAAGTTGGGATTTGTATGGGGCAATCCGATAACTCTTGTTCAGCGCGGCGAAAAGGATAGCGGAGACGAAAACGAGGCTTTAGCTATCGCACTTTTGAATGAGTGCTACGAAACTGACGGGAACAAGTCCAAGACACAACAACTTGCGCGTTTCATTGAGATTTGCGGTATCGGATATACGCTTGTTGATGTGAATATGGATTATGAGGACGGAGACAGTTATTTCAATGTCAACGTATTAGACCCACGATGGGCGTTTGTGATTCATTCAAGCTATTATAGCGACCATAGACCGATGATTGCTGTCACATTCCGCAAGGATGAAATCGGGAATTTCTACTTTACCTGCTACACAAAGGAATATCGCTTTGAGATTCTGAATCTTGCAAAGTTTATCGGCAAGAAACCAGTTGATGAACCGATGGAGGCAAGAAAATGGAACGATACAAAACGGTGGGGAGAGAATGAGCGTAGCGGAGAAAAGAATCCGCTCGGCATGATTCCGATTATCGAGTGGAAACGGTCACATGATTACATGGGGTGTTTTGAGCGGCAGATTGATGAGATGAACAGTCTGAATTTGATGTGGTCGGATTTACTCAACGATGTCGATCAAAATTGTCAGGCGATTTGGCATGGAAATGATATTGAGTTCCCAGTCGATGAAAACGGAGATACTCAAAAACCACAATCAAACGATTGGATTGTTACGCATACATCACAAGATGGTAAGACCCCATTTGTAAAGCCGTTAGCGGTTGAATATAACTATTCGGGAATGTTGGAGAACTATCAATACGCTAGAAGTCGCATTCTTGAAAAATGCCACATCCCAAGCCGTACAGATGGGAATAATTCGACAGGTCTTGCTACTTCCCAAGCGGCAGGATGGGAGGACGCGGAAAACGACGCTTGCAAGGAACAAAATGTAATAGAGACTTGCAAAATGTTAGAGGTAAGGGCTGTACTAGCAGCCACGAAGAAATCTCCTTATGTTCCATCAGATAGTCCTCTTTTGGATTTGAGATACGGAGATTGCCAACCGAACGTAAAGCGACAGAAAACCTATGAAATGGTTACAAAGTCAACTACTTTTGGAAACCTTGTTTCTCATGGTATTGACGGACTGCACGCGCTTAAAGCAATCAATCTGTTTGAAGATGTAAACCAAGTTTACGCGGATAGCAAAGAACTGATTGAAAAATATCAATCATCCATCTTTGATAAGCAAAACACATCTTCTGATAGTGGAGATGAACCGAGTAATACAGATGGTGGTCAGCTTGCACAGATTACCAATAGTCCGTATGTAGACGGCAGAAGTAATGAAGAATTATCAGAACCGAAAGAATAGAGGTGTTAAAGCATGGCAGAATTTGACAACCTCAACGTAGTACAGAAAGAAGTCAATCCAAGGTCTATCCCATTTGATGAATACTTTGGGAAGATGGATTTGACGGATGAACAGAAAGAGGAACGCATAGAGTTAGCAGAGGATTTCAAAGATTCTCTGCTTTTTCTATTTTCTCTTATTGGATTGTATAAAGCATACGCAGATAGCCAAAATTGGGATATGGCACTCTATATCGAGACTATCGCATTCCAGTTTAAAAACCGATACAAGGCGGTTTTAGAGGAAAATAAACTACTGGATGAATATGTGAACAGTTACCTTGATTTGTTCGCAATAACGGTCTTAGAAGCGACTATGCGGCACATAGACGATGAATATTATTTGTCGGAAGATAGGGCAACATATATCGCAGAAAACGAAAGCAATACAATCTTGAACCATTCGGATTATGAAAAAGCGATTGCGGATGGAAAGACAAAGAAAAAATGGATTGATATTCGCGATAATCGGGAGCGTAAGACACATTTAGCGGTCGGCGGTACTGTAAAACCGATACAAGAACCGTTCATTGTCGGGGATAGTTTGATGTTATATCCCAAAGATAAAGAAACGTACGGCGCGTCTGACGAGGAAATTATAGGATGCCGTTGCACAATCAAATATTTTTAAAATAATCAGCGCTCATGGAAACATGGGTGCTTTTTATATACGACACAGAAGTCGTTAAAAGTCAAACAACACAGAAGTTGTAAAAAGCCAAATGTAAAAGTTGTGAGAGAACACGTTAAAACACAGAAAGGTTAGGTAACAAATTATGGCAGATTTAGACACCAAACAGATTGACGAACAGAATGTTGATGATTCAACAAAAAACAGCTCTGATTCAGAGGCAATCGCAGGCGTAACAATTGAATCCCTCATGGCTGAAATCGCACAGCTTAAAGCTGACGGCGCGAAGAACAAAACCGCGCTTGATAAGGCTTTAAAGGAAAAGGGAGAGATTACAAAACTTTACCGCGCAAAGCAGACTGCGGAGGAGCAGGAGGCAGAGGCTAAGAAAGAAGCCGAGGAACAGCGCAGGCTTGCCGAGGAAGAGAAAGACTTAAAAATTCGGAGGTATGAATCAAGGGATTATTTCCGTGAAATGGGTATGAACGGAGAACTTCTTGAAAATACCGTTGAAGCAAAACTGAATGGTGATGAAGCTACCGTAAGCGCAAATATCGCCAAGTACTACGAAAACATGATGAATGCCAAGATTAAGGAAAAAGAGATTGAAATTCTCGGTTCAAGACCTAATCCGGCTGTAGGCGTAGGCGGCGAAGAATCGAATGTTACCAAAGACCAATTTAACCGAATGGGATATCAGAAGCGCGTTGAGTTCAAACAGAAATATCCTGAACTTTACAAAAAATATACAGAATAAATGGAGGTAATTCATTATGGCAACAACTTATTTACAGAATCTTGTAGACCCGGAAGTAATGGCAGATATGGTATCAGCAAAACTTCCAAAGAAGATTAAGTTCACACCGATTGCTCGGATTGATTCTACTCTTGTTGGTAGACCAGGTAGCACAATTACAATTCCGAAGTATAAGTACATCGGAGAGGCAGAGGATGTAGCAGAGGGCGTAGCAATGGGAACGACCGTTCTTACCGCTTCTACTACGCAGGCAACCGTTAAGAAAGCTGGTAAGGCGGTAGAACTTACTGATGAATCGGTACTTAGCGGATACGGCGACCCGGTAGGTCAGGCAGCTAACCAGATTACCATGTCTATTGCTGACAAGGTGGATTCTGACGGATATGACGCACTTTGCGGCGCACCGCTTGTATATGATGGTGTTGCTACCGAAATCAGCTACAAGGGCGTTGTAACGGCAAACAGCAAGTTCGAGGACGAGAGCGATGCATCTCTTTCAAAGATTCTGTTTGTTCATCCGAACCAGGAGGCTACGCTTCTGAATGACGAGGATTTCAAGTCGAATGACAAGTACCCACTCAACGTAATTATGAACGGCACTATCGGTTCTATTGCCGGAGCGCAGGTCGTAAAGTCAAAGAAAGTAAAGAAGGTCGAGTATGAGATTGCTGATGATGGAACAATCACGGTGGTTGCAGACGACGCAGAAGAGAGCGCGACCGCGAAGAAACTTTCAACTATTAAGAGTTCCGTTCTTGGCAATGTAAAGGTCGGAGACAAGATTAAGGCAGTTGACGCGGCTTATTACGCTTGCCCGATTGTCGTTGTATCTGTTGCAGACCCGAACGAGGACGCTGACGCTGACGGCGTTGCCGAGGAAGAGAACGCACTTACCATCTACATGAAGAGAAATGTTGAGATTGAATCCGACAGAGATATCCTTGCAAAGACAACGGTTATTTCCGCTGACGAGCATTATACTGTATCTCTTTCCAACGAATCCAAGGTGGTTTTGGCGAAGTTTAAAGCCTAAATAAGGTAGGTGCTGAATATGCTGTTAAGACGACATATTAGAGCAGTAAGCAAGGCGGTCAATTCGACCGCCTTAACTTCTGTTAAAAATGAAAACGTGGATGATTTTTCGCAGTACATGAATCCTCCGGCTGAATCAGAGAAAACCGAAGAAACAGACTATACAAAGTCGGCAATCCAACATCTTACCACGGCAGAACTGAAAGACCTTGCTACGAAAGAGGGATTAGCAGACGCGGAGAATAAAACTGGCGGCGAACTGAAAAAGGAACTGATTGAGCATTTCAATCTGTAAAAGGTGATGATATGAAGTTTTGCTTTGGAGATATTGTTGTCGTTGATGATTACAACATCGGTGTAATTGTCAAAAGTTGGGAAAGCCTTTCTAATGGCGGGTATAACTATGATGTTTATGTGAGAATGTATGACGCGATTCGTAATTACAACGAAAATGAGATTGAGCGTTATATGGTAAGACACAAATATCTTGACGAAGAAGAACTTGAATATCAGAGACAGGCAACAAGGCGGTAGAAAGGAAGTGAGAGTATGGACGAAACAACAGAAATCATCGACGAGGGTATGACATTAACGCTTGAACAAGAACTGATCGCGGATTTGACAGATGAATTATCCGTATCGGATGAGCTGTTTAATGAAAAACTCATGCTCTCAAAAATCCGTAGCGCAATGAGAGAAGTAAAACGTGCGCGGAATTATCCTGATACCTACACAGATGAAATGGTTGAAAAGGATATGTATAACTACTATTCCAATATCCGTAACCTTGCACTTTACGACTATAACACAGTCGGGAGTGAGGGAGAACAAAGCCACAGCGAGAATGGCGTTAGTCGTTCGTATGTGGACAGGAATAAGTTGTTAGTTGGGGTAACGCCACTTGCAAAGATTTTATAAGTGGCGTTTAGGGGTGAGAAAGCGAAAGTGAGGTATAACGATGTATACAGAAATTGCAATATTGATTTCTGTTGTTTCGGTCGCTTTTTCCATCTTTTTTGGATTTAAGAACAATAAGCGGTCGGACACAAGAGACATTGAGGAACGCGTAAGAACGGACACAATCATCAACACAAAATTGGACAATATCGTTTCCACAATGCAGGACATAAAGAACGAGATTGCGTCCATGAGAAATGATATCCAGGCGCATAACGACAGGCTTATCAAGGTTGAGGAAAGCTGTAAACAGGCTCACAAGCGGCTTGACGAGATAACGCTGCGGATTGATGGAAAGGAAGATTGATATGAGTGAAAAGACAAAGAAATGGTTGAAAGCGGCTGGCGTTCGCGCAATTAAGACGACCGCGCAGACAGCGGTTGCTACAATTGGAACAAGTGCAGTACTCGGCGATGTGAACTGGGTAGCAACAATTTCCGCGAGTGTACTTGCCGGAGTATTGTCTATCCTTACTTCCGTAGCAGGATTGCCGGAAGTCGAGGAGTGATTGTGTGAGGACGGCAAGGCGAAACAAACAGAAGGTGTACTATTCATTATCGGATAGCACGATTGAAAAATATGAAACCGATGATGATGGAAATATCAGATATGTCAATGTGGATGGAGTAAAAGTACCAATCAAGGAAACTGTGATTGATTATTCCAAGCCGACAGAGTGCTATATGTCGCTATCTATGTCGGGGAGCGAATCGGAAGATAAGGCATTTGGTATTTCCATCAGCGACTATGACGCAACGTGTATTTGCCCTTTAAACGCCTATCCAATTGCAGAGGGTACACTTATTTGGACTAAGTCGGAAATCGTCTATAAAGACGAAGATAACGGCATTCCCGATAAGACAAGCGCGGACTATGTGGTTAAGAAATGTAGTGAGAGTTTGAATCTCTCGAAGTACATTCTTAAGGCATTGAATAAGTAGGTGCGATATGGCAAAACAAAAATTCAAGTGCGACATCTTATCCGTATCATCTATCCGCAATTTGCAAAAGGAACTAGAGAAGTATTCGGATAGCTTGACCTACAAGGCACAACGACTTGCGGAGACGCTTGCAGAACGCGGCGTAGAAAAAGCGAGGGTTCACGTTGCAGACCTTGACGCGATATTTACTGGCGAACTTCTTGAAAGTATTCACAGCGAGTATGTATCAAGCAAAAATGGCGGCGCGATATTTGCGATTGTGGCTGATAGTGACCATGCGATTTATGTTGAGATGGGAACTGGAATGATAGGTGCGGAGAAACCATATCATGGCAAACTTCCAGTTATGTATGCACAAGGAAAGTATGGTAAAGCAAACTTTGAGAAAACTGGTAAGTATTATTGGTTTTATCAAGGAGACGATGGGAATTGGTACTACACCGAGGGTATGCCGTCAAGACCGTTCATGTATGAAACGTCTCTTGACCTTTACAAGATTGTGGAGAAAACTGCAAAAGAGATATTCGGGAAATAAAGCGAGGTGATCGTGTGTGGAATGACGCGATAATGGATAATGTTTTTTACACCATAAGGTATAAGGTAAAAGAAAAATTCACCAAATATAAATTGACGGATGAAAACTTCGGAAAATACCTTATAAACGGAAAGAAGCCAAAATTCCCATACGTTCTTGTTCACCGATTGCCCGGTTTAGAAGTCGGTCATACGCTCGATAAAACTGGCGTAAACGGCATTTTAACGACGTTTCAGATAGAAGTATTCTCCAATGATTCAGAAGATGTATGTGACAAAATATCAAGCTACATTGCAGATATAATGGTCGGAGATTTAATGTTTGAGATGGTCGGAGAACCTTACCCCGATTACACAAGTACGGACGAATACAGATACGTTTCGCGATACCGACGAGTTGTCGGTGCAAGCGATTCATTATCACATTTAGCAACATGACGTAAAGAGGTCTAATTAGACCTCTTATTTTTATGCATAAAAAGAAAGCGAGGTAACTTATATGGCAACATCAGGACTTTCATCTCTTGGCGTTACCCTTTGGGCGGCAGAGTGCACCGATGGAGAAAAAGTAACGGCAAAAGATTCATACAAACAGCTTACGAGAATCAATCAAATTGGCGAGATTACGGTAGACCCGGCAACGATTGACGCTTCTGCGTTAGAGGACAAGTACACGAAGAACATTCCTGGCAGAAGTACTATTTCGGAGACGTTTGCGATTACCGTAAACGATACGGATGAAACGTCAACAGAATGGACGGCAATTCTCGGCAAGAAGATGTGCTTTGTTACGGACATTCCGGGAAAGACAATGCAGAATTTTGTTATCGCAACTGTACCGGAGAAGATTCCGGCAAGTGCAATTGACCAGGATGGACTTCTGACGTTCGTTATGAACTGCACAGTAAATGATTTTATTGGTTGGGACACGGCAATTGAAGGACTTGCGACTGCTGTAGCGTCGGGAAAATAGTAAGTCCGGCTCAAGCGTCAACATTGAGCATGGACGATGATGAACCAGTTGACGGCGAAGAATTATTGTAGCAAACGTATGGGGCGGTCTTCGGACTGCCCCTGCTGTTAAATTTGATTAGATGGAAAGCAGGTTAAAAAATGAAATCAATCACAGTAAATGGAAATGAATACAAACTGGAATACAGTTTTGAAGCGGCAGAGAATAA